TGGCCAATACCCCCAGCCTCCCCAGACGGGGCCCCGGCCTGAGGCTTGTAGCCGGCCCGGGCCATGGCGCGCTCGGCGAGCTTTCTGTTGCCCTCGCTCGCGTTCGCCCAGGTCTGCATATCGGCTCTCTGCCAATACTCCGCCTTGCTCTGATCCAGAACGGCAGGGAGCCCACCGGGCGATGTCGATTGAACCTGCAGCGGTGTCACGCCGCCGGCGCCGTCCGTGCTGAATGACAGCGAGGGGTCAGGGGTTTCGTAGTCACCGCGCGAACCCGCCTCCATGCCCATGCCCAGGGCAGGCGCAGCGCTCAGGTAGCCACGGCCGCCCTGGGCTCGCCGGGCAGCCTCTGCAGCCTCTCCAGCCGACTGAGCGGCCCTGAAGACGGCTTCGTTCTCGGTGGCCTTCCAGTTCCAGGCCGGCAGCCCTGCATTCTGGGCGGCTTGATCCAGGGCCCGGTTCTGGGCCTGGCTGCGGGGATTCACGATGGCCACATTGCGACCAGCCGGCAGGCGGGGGTTCTGCTGAGCTGCAGGCGCCCAGCCATCCGACCGGGGCTGGGGTGCCGGTGCGGACCGAGGCGCCGATGACCCAGATGCAGCGGCTGGCACTCGGCTGGCTCCTGCGTTGCCGCCACCAACACCAGTCGGCACCCCCGCCGGGTATTGGGATGGCACCCGGGCGCTGGCCGGCAGGCCTCCGATTGGCCTCCGGGTGGGGGTGCTGAGACCGCGGCGTTCGGCCATACTCTCGGCCCCGGGGCCGCCTCGCCAGTTTCTTACCACCCACGGCAGGGTCGCCGCTCCGACAGCGGCGGGTAGAGCCGCTGCGGCAGCTGGGATTCCAGCAGCGGCAGCGGCGGCGCCAGTTGTGATTCGCTGCACCCAAGGGGTGACCACTCCGCCGGCGCCACGAACAATCGCGCCCGGATTGGCCCCGCGCGCCAGGGCGCCGCTTGGCCTGTAGGGCACGATCGACCCAGGGGTAGCTGCTCGGATCGGGGCGGGCATGATCTATCTCCAGTTGATGGAACCAGTCAGGGTGGCGACCCGGGTGCCGACAGCTGTATCTGCCGGGCCTGGGATTGCCATGATGAATTCGGAGCCACTGCGCTCGAAGGCGTAGCGCCGCACCTCTTCCCGCCGGTAGTTGGGAACGTAAAGGGTCTCTGCCAGCCTATCGACTTCCCGCAGGTAGATCTCGCGGTAGTCGCGATCGGCCCGCAGGGGGTCGGACTGGAAGATGGCCCGGTCCGTGTCACCGGTGATCCGCTCGATGCGGCTGGGCATCGGCTGGGTCTCGTCCCGGAAGATCTCCGACAGCCGCCAGGTGCGGTCGCAGCGATCCAGCTGGTACAGCACCTGGCCGTAGAAATAGCTGTCGGGGATGCGAGCCATGGCTTCCTCCAGGCGCGCCAGATCCCCAGCAGGGATCATCGAGCCGTTATTGAAGCCCAGGTGAAACCGGGTGCGCGACTTGTCGTAAGGGGAAAGCTCCAACCGTCGCCCAGGTGCCGGCTCGGGTTGATTCTAGGGCGGTTCAACCAACGAAAACCAGGTCGTCCTGGATCACCTGATCCCAGTCCACCCGGCCGACACTGCGTACCTGATCCAGGGTGGCGAACCGCTCACCCGGCAGACTCATGCGCATCTCGATGATCTTCTTGGCGGTCGAGTAGCCCACACCCTTGATCCGCTGAGCGATCATCTCGGCAGTCGCCATGTTCAGGTTCAGCCGGGTGTCCGGCGGGATTACCTGGGTCGGGATCACATCCTCGTCGATGCTCTCCTTGCTGCGCGGAGCATCCGGCTTGATGCCAGTGCGCCCCTTGCCAGGCTGGTACTCCACCAGGTCGGCAAGGGCGATGTAGGAAATCGTGCCGGCCTGGTTGCGGATCATCGCGCTGTCCTTGTCGTGGAAGCTGATCAGCTCCACGATCTGGCCGTTCTTCTCGTTCAGGTAGAGACTCATGCGCTGATGCTCAAGCGGCAGATCTGTCTTTCGGTGATCCTAGGGCGAAACCGTACCGGCAAGCGCCGCGCATGAAAAAGCCCGGGCACTGGGCCCGGGCGATGACACCAAGCACTGCAGAGAGCGCTCAGAGGGTTTCGACGATGGCCGGCAGCCCGCCGAAGTCGGAGGCATCAGGCACGTCATCGAGGGTGAACCAGCAGGCCTCGGCAACCAGGAAGCTGCCGCCAGACACGTTGGAGGTGACACCGGAGCCGGCGCCGGTGGTCCCGTTGTCATTGAACACCTTGAGGGTGATCTCCGAGGTGGTCAGGATCGGGGCGGCCAGCAGCAGGGCCTTGGCGGCTGCGCCGGGGGCGATGGTGGTGCTCGCCACGGTCAGGGCCGTGGTAGCTGCCGTAGTGGCGGTCAGGGCGTCGGTGACGCTGACGGCCGAGGCCAGCTTCAGGCGGTCGCTGTTGGTGCCGACGATGCCGGAGCGGGCCGTGCCCTTGGCCTGGTCCTTGCGGGAGTCGAGCACCCGCAGACCCACCTTGTACAGCCAGACGCCGGTTGGCACTTTCATGCCAACGATGTCGGGCCGAGGCTTGTCATCGGGTCGCTTGTCAGGCGACGGGATGATCACGTCGAACTCGGTGGCGCTGGAGGCGCCGATCTTGGCGTAGCCGATCAGGTGGTGGTAGCGCAGGCCGGGGATGGCCACAATGGCCTCACCCTGGTAGCTGCTGAGGTGATTGACGAAGTTGCCGGGAAAGATCTTCTTGGTCATGGTGGTTACCTCCGATCAGTACACGAACGAGTAGGCAACCGTCACGAAATCCTTGTTGAGGATCTCGAAGCCAGCCAGCAGGGACCAGATCATGATGATAAACCGACTGAAGTCGTCGTTGTTGTTCAGCAAGATCTGGGCGTTCTCACCGCCAGTGCCGATACCGACCGACTGCATGCCGAAGAACAGCATGGGGGCCGCTTGATAAGTCGCACTGCCACTGCCGCCAACATTGCTGTTGATGTCAGCAGTGAAGCTCTTCTCGGGAAGATTGGTCGACTCGAACCAGCGAACTCCCTCGAAAAGGAAGCCCGTTGGCATCGTCGGCTGACCAGCGACGAAGCCGGCTTGACCGTACGCAGGACCGTTACCGAGGTAGAAGGTTGCGTTAGGTGCCAGGTGAGGTTGCATCGGGTCAACGATCCCCTGACCCGCGTAGCGAGCCACTTCGCGGAAGTCGTTGTCCTGGCGCAGGTGCTTCATCGCAGCAGGGCTGGCGACGCAGCGGTAGTAGCCATCGGCGAACGTGGGGATGTTCCGCTCGCGCATCTGGGTGACAACCTCGAGGAGGTCATCCTTGACGCCGAACTTGGCCGATTGGCCCGCAGCATAGGCTGCGACCGTGGTTGCGTTGGTTTTGGCTTTGCCCTTGGGGAAGTAATATCCGCCCTGGGTTGAGTCAGCCTTGCCATTCGCCTCGGCTTTGAACAGCTCGTCGGCGAAAACACGATCACGCCAGCGGCGGTAATCGTCAAGCAGGGTCATAGAGCCGATGCTCTGATGGAACACCGGAAGTGAACCAGTATCGAGCAAAAGCCTCTGCGCGGTGACCAGCGTCTCGCGCGCAACTTTGAACGTACTGGGCGCAGACGCGTTGAGAGGGTCTGCGGGTCCGGTATATTCCTTCAAGGTCACATGAACCTTGTCCTTGACAATGTTCCGAGAAGAACTGGTGCCGATTGTTTGATCAGCAGTCCGCTCTCGGGAATCCTTAGTGCCAGGATTACCCCAGTAGCGATACCGATCCAGCGCCACCGTTTGCCCGGGTTGAGCGGCGAAATCGTGAACCACGACGGGGTCCACGGCCATCTCAACCACGTAGGCAGGGTGGGGCCGATACAGCTCGGCGCCCAGAACCTTCGGAAAGTCATTTTCGATCCACATGGGATGAAACGCTCCGATAGTGAGGGTTCTGGCAGGCGGGACGCTTGCCAGGTCTTACAGTAACTGCATTTCAGGGGGCGAAATTTTGGACACTGATGCCACGCGTGGCCTGCTCGGGCTATTCCTGGCAGACGGGCACTTGCACCGCATCCGCACGCCAACCCGCTACCGAATACGAGCTGTGATTGAGGGTAGCGAGGGCGAAATTGATTTCCTCGATGAGAAGGCCGCCGAGCTGCGCCGCTATATCCCCACCACCGCTACCCTGCGGCGCTACCAGACCAGCACCCGCGAGAGCGGCAATCGCACCACCGTCTGCCGGCTGCGGGTCACCAGCGATGCGCTTCAGCCGATCTACAACCTGCTCTACCCCCGCCGCCGCCGCCAGGTCACCCAGCCGGCGCTCGAGCTGCTGGGCGGCCGGGCCGCGGCCTGGCTCTGGGCCGAGAACGCCAGGCCCCTGAGCAGCGGCAGCTTCCTGCTCAAGCGCGTCGGCAGCCAGGAGGATGAAGCCCTGCTGGTGGCCGGCTGGCTGCGCATGCTCACCGGCGCCCAGGGTGAGATCTGGGACCAGGATCCGCAGCAGCGCCTGCGCCAGAAGCCACGCCTGCTGTTCAACCAGCAGCAGGCGGCTCACCTGCAGACGGCGCTGCTGCCCTATGCGCCCGTCAGCCGGCGATCGCTGTTCCTGCCGGGAGGTGGTCAGTGAACGCCCAGTTCGTCAGCCTGGCGGTCGGCTACGCCCTGGGCGGCGGGCAGCTGCGACGCAAGGGGGCCAGACAGCGCCCCTGGCTGGAGCTGCGGCGACTGGAAACCGAGTCCACCTACCTGCTGCACCAGGTGCGACTGCTGCAGCGCAGCGGCAGCGGCAGCGTCCGAGTGGATGTCGACATGCTGCCCGGCCAGGGGTACTACGACCTGCGCCGCGCCCGGCTGCACAGCCCTCTGCTGGAGCGGACCATGGAGCTACTGCAGGTGGACGATGGCCAGCGCTACAGCCTTGAAGCCCTGCGGGTGGCCGGCGTGCGCGGCATCGCCAGCCTGTGGCTGGACGTGGGCCGCTGGCAGCTCGGCAGTGGCCTGCTGCCGGTCTCCTCCCTGGAGGACGCCCTTGTCCTGCTGGAGTACCTGCTCAGTCACCACAACATCAGGGCCGTCATCAGTGAGCGACCCGGCCCGGCCCTGATGCTGGCGCCGCGGCCGATGCAGGACCTGGCCGCCCTGCTGCGCCCCCAGGTGCACCGCTCGATGCGGCATGCGCTGCATCCCGGCGCTTGCTTCGGCAAGCAGCTACTGGATGAGCCCCGGCGCCAGCTTGCCTAGACTCGACCCGCCCCGAAGAAGAACGGCGGCAGGGGCAGCCGGTGAGCCGGCACCGCCAGGGCGCCTGGGTTTTTGCCGTTTCCCCGGCGCGGCAACTGAACCTCCGTGCAGGTCGCTCCTGGGCGGAGGCACCTGGCATGCAGCCCTAGACTGCCATGGCGGGCGGACTGCAAGGCATGGCAATCCTGACACTGCGCCTGAACAAGGGGCAGCCACTGACGTTTGCGGAAGCCGACGGCAACCTCGTTGCGCTCAACGAGGATATTCAGACCCGGGCCCTCAAGAGCACCCGCATCAACGCTGGAGCAGGCCTAGGGGGCGGTGGCACCTTGGCGGCCAATCGCACGCTCGGGATCGCCAATGGCGGCGTCACCGAGTCGATGCTGTCGACTGATCAATTCCGCACGCCGAATACGTTCTTCGTGCGCAGCGACGGCACCAACCAGCGCAACGGCCGCAGCACCTGGAACGCCTTTCGCGACATCGAGTACGCCCTGGACCAGGTGCGCTCCTTCTCCCAGGTGACGCCCTGGTCGATTGTGCTGCTCGATGGCTTGAGCACGCCCGGTGAGTTGGACGTGCCTGATTTCTGCACGATCTGGGGTGCCAACTTCCAGCGGCGCACGATCATTCGCCCCACGGCCGGCAACGAGCAGCGCAACGTGTTCCGCTGCGGCAATGGCTCCCACCTGGTCAACCTGAAATTCACTGGCTGGGAAATCGACGACTTCGACAACCCCACCAAGGGGTTTGCGATGGTGTTCCGCCCTGGCGCCACGATCCTCCCCGGTGGTGTGCCCTACGGCCAAAACTGCGTCGTGAGCAGCGCCTTCACCGAGGTGCCGACACCGCTGCCGATGGATGCCGCTGCCGGCAACCCCGCCCACCCCAAGGGCGGCGGCTGCGTGCTGGCGGATGCTTCGGTGCTGTCGCCCTACTCGGTCTACCCGAACATCATGACCTGGGGCTTCACGCCCAGCAGCGCCAACGGCATGGGCTACGTGTCCAGGAACCGTGGTTTCATCAACCCGGTGAACGCCATCGGCGTGGGCGCACACCGGCATTTCGTCTGCCTCGATGGCGGCCAGATGGTGGTGTCGGGCTCCAGCTCCCAGTTCGGCGACTACTCCTTCTGGAGCGAAGGCAGCACCCAGCAGATCAGGCCGCTGACGATCGACCCCTCGCTGCTGGTCAGCCAGTCCGGGGCGGCGGGGATCATCAATGCCGCACGCGTCTCCCTGATCGATGACGTCTGGGGCTTCCTGGTAGCCAACTACAACGCCGCCTCCTGGCCGGCCGGCTTTGAGGCCCTGACCCGCAAGGACTCTGGCCTGTTCCTCGATGCGATCGCCGCATCCCTGGTGCACGGCTTCGAGCGGCCGATGCTGAATTTCGCCGAGGGCATGTTCCGCTTTGACGGGGTGTGCGTCTACACCTACGACTTCCACGCTGCGTTCAAGGCCAGCTGGGACCGGCTGGCATCACAGTTGGTCGCCGGCGGCCAGCTCACATCCGGCGCCGAGGCGATGGTGCTGGCCCTGGTGGCACGACTCAAGGCGACCCTCGACAACTACTGGTTCGAGGTGGGCCAGGGTCCTGCTCCGAGCCCGGTGGAGCCCGTGCAGCGCCGGCTGCGCTCGCTGATCACGGCCATCAACCACCAGTGGACCGCTCCACTGGCGGGGGTGGAGTTCTACCGGGTGCCACCAGCCCGGGTCGCCCGCCGCATCCAGCGCAGCATCGTGCAACGCAACGGCGGGCGGGTGAGGTTTAGCGGCCAGGACGACGCCGGCAATGCGGTGTTTGTCGGTGGCCTGGGCATCGACGCCCGCAGCGGCCAGCTCGGCGGGCCGCCCTTCGACACCGCCATCCGCGGGCGAGTGACCCGTTCTGTCATTTCCAGGAGCTACTGATCCATGTCCAGAGTTACTCGCGCCTGGCGCATCTACACCGACCAGCCCTCAAGCGGCAAACCGATCCAGCTCGTCAGGCCGCCGGGGCTCAACAACGGCTTCCTGACAACCGGCTGGTCGGACATCGCTGAAGCGAAGGACTTTTCGCTCCCCGACACTGGCGGCGATGGCGTCACGCCGGATCCCGACAACAACGACAGGGAGTTGCGGCCAGGGGAAGTTTTTTTCGAGACACCTCTGGCAGTCGTGAACTATGTCGATGTCCCTCGCTGGTTTGAGCTTCGGCTGATTCAGCAGGGAGGCAATGAAACCCCTGGACTGCAGGAAATCCTGATCGCCCAGAGGATCTCGGTCCCGCCCAAGGAGGCCTTGTTTTTCCCGATCCAAGGGTTCCGCCTGTTCAAGACAAGCTTCACCTCAACCCGCGGCGACAGGCTGCAGGGCAGGGCGGAAGCAGATGCCTCTCTCAAGTTCTGGGGCAGTGCCGTCGAGCTGGAGCTGGCAAACCACGCACCTGATACGGAGGCATGACGATGGACAAACTGAAGACCGGCTCTGGCAAACAACTGCGCACTGAAGCGCTCACCGAGACCGCGCTGCCAGTGCCCTATGACGCGGCGGCCATGCCGGGAGCGTCGGTATTGGGGACGGATGGGCAGATTTACGCCAGCATCAAGATCGGCGGAGTCTATGAATGGAACCGCAGCCCGCGATCCCTGGAAACTGGTGAGCTAATACTAGGCGACATAAATAGCCTGCGACAAAACATAATTGTTGATGCTATATCAGGTGGGATGTTCTTTGTTCCAGCAGTACAGCTTGAAGGAACGGGGCAGACTAGCCCTTCTTTTTCTGTAATCGATAGCTCTGCTACGCCCAGCGCTGGCACGGTTCCTCGCTACATCCTTGGCAGGAGTCGTGGAGGAACCGGCGTCTTGCAAAACGACGACAACGCTGGGATCTTGCTTTTCATGGGTGGTGATGGTATCAATATAATAACCGGGGCAGCTATAGATTCTAGGGTTGACGGAACACCCTCAGTAGGTAATATGCCAATGTTGCTAAACCTGAGGACTCGTCCAGAAGGCGGCAGCAGTCTCATAACCAGGCTGCGGATTACATCCAGCGGCAACGTCCTGATCAACAACACCAGCGGCACTGAGCGGCTCTCCGTCACCGGCAACATCCAACTCACCAACACCGCCGACAGTTACAGGGTCGGCACCAACAACGTCGTCGGCTCCCGCAAGACCGGCTGGGCCGCACCCACCGGCACCGCAACCCGCACCGCGTTCGCCACCTCCACCGTCACCGTTGCCCAGCTCGCCGAGCGCGTCAAGGCGCTCATCGACGACCTCACCGCCCACGGCCTCGTCGGGGCCTGACACCACCACTCGCCATGAAAGACCAGCTGATCACCATCGTGAACTCCTACGCCGCAGCACGGGCCAGCGGTGACACCGTGCTGCAGCAGTTCGCCGCTCAGCAACTCGGCGCCTTCCTGGACGCTGTCGAGATCGTCCCCAAGGGCGACGCCGACCCCACCCCCGAGGAGAACCCCGCCAATGACTGAACCCACCGTCACCTACACCTGGCGCATCGAGCGCCTCGATGCCGCACCCGCCGAAGGCGCCCTCACCAACGTCGTCCGCAAGATCCACTGGCGCCTGTTCGGAGCCGACGGCACCAACACCCTCGACCTCTACGGCGACGCACCCCTAGGTGGTGCCGACCCCGAGGACTTCACCCTGTTCGAGAACCTCACAGAAGCCACGGTGATCACCTGGCTCGAAGCAGCCATCGACGCCCGTGCCGGGGAGGAGGAGCCCACCGTGGCCCAGATGCGCACCGACCTGGCCGGGATGCTCGCCGCCAAGCGCACGCCAGCGGTGGTGCCGATGGCGCCGCCCTGGGAGGCTTGATTCCAGATGGACCAGTCCAAGGCGATCCAGGCGATCACGAACACCTACGGCTGCAGCGACAACACGCAGCCGAATTTCAATCGCTCGCGCTACGTTCGCCACGCCTCGGTGTACGACCCCCGTGACCTGGGGGTCCTGACCGGGGATCGATTGG